ACGGATACATAGCGCCGCCTCGAGCAATGACACCCGTATCGACATATTCATGCTTGGAGAGGTCCCATTGCCACCAGTTTCCGTTGCTTCCCATTTTGGGTGGATGATCGTTCATTTCCTTAGCGAGGTCGGTCTGCGTCTTTGAGTTGGTAATGGCGGCGGATGTGTCCTGCTGCCGCTTGGTTTCTGCCGTCTTGCGTGCCGTCTCGTTATTATTGCGAGTAGTTTCGGCGTTCTGACGTGCGGCTTCGTTGCTATTACGAGTACTTTCAGCCTTCACTCGGTCAGCTTCGCCCAGCGTTACCTTGGTATAAGCCGCGGCAAGAGCTTCCAGGTCTGGGTCTATATCGGTATAGGCTACTACCTGAGACCACGTTTTGCCATTATCATAGCTCACCTCGATACCCATCGTGCCGCCACGAAACTGAGGGGTCTTTCCCTCGGCTACTACACCGAGATCTTCGCCACCTATCGCCCAATGGCCGTTGCTGTTGATTGTTGGCTTAATACCTGCGATCAGGTAAGCCCTTGCGAACTCGGCAGGTATCTTAACCTGCGAGCCGTTAGCCATGTAGATCCAGAAGAAGTCGGTACTCATCACAAGGCGAGATGCCGTATTCAGCTGGCTGGCTACGTCGTTGATATTTACTGCTGCCATAATACTATTCTGGTTTTATCTGCTTCATAACTCCCTCGCATGCAGCCGGTGTAAGAAGTTGCTCGGCTACACGACTGATGATTTCCTTCTCACTATCGTCAATCTCCACCTCGCCCTGCGTTTCGTAGAGTTTATGGGCGAGCACGGAGCAGGCTAATCCCTGCCCGCGCTCATAGATGACGTTAGCTATCTCCTTGCGCATATCCATTACTGCGCATTGTGTCTTACTGAGGTCAGTAAAGACCTCTACTCTTTCCAGATTTATCTTCATATTCTTATGTTTTGTTAATGATATATATACTGCAACTGCCAATTATATCCATCCCAGATCAGAATATTAAACTGCCCGACATCATCAGAATAAAACTTATCTGATGTTGTATGTATCTTGCCGCAGCAATATAGCCTTCTGCCTGAAACAACAGGGTCGAAATATATCCTGCTATTACCCTGTACGACTATCAGCATCTGACCCACCATAGGAGTCTTCGGAAGTTTTACGTCCACCTCGCTGCTGTTAACCATAACCAGGATACCTACTCTATTGTTATCAATAGCAGTCTGTTCTTTCTGCGTCACAGAACCAGTTCGAATCACATTCTGCGCGATACATCCCAGAAGATTACCGCCAATGCTACGTATGCCGATGCCTTCGTCTGTATCAACATGTAAAGCTGCGTAAGCAGGATTATTCACTGGATTTCTTGCGCTAACAGAGCTGTTCAGGTTCAATCCGTTACTAAGTTTGCGAACTATCATCGTTGCATTAGCGACATTAGAAGATCCTGTCTGGCCAGATGCACGATCTCCATACATATCACATGTCGTTTGCCAATAATTGGTAAGAGGATTTAGTAACGCAGCCTTACCGACGCATACCTCTCCATACCCATTATTATAGTATCCATTCCAGAACGATGATTGTTCCAGTACCGTACCCATATATAGAACATTCTGATAATAAGTACCAATACTAAGCCCAGATTCTGTAATATTCAGACCTCCAATAGTTCCTGAAGTTGCATAAATCGTTCCTGTAATCACGGCATCCTTTGCTGTCAGCTTACCACCTCTAGTTATAGAAGTAGTAGCCTTGCTGCCTTCAGCACCGCCTATCCAGAACGCATAATCCGCATTATCCTTCACCCATCGGAACGAGCCAAAAATATTGTTACCCTCCATCAGGTTGAACTGTTGGCCCTGGGCGAACTTCAGAACCGCATTCTTTCCCACGATAAGAGGACAATACATCGGACCGGCATCGCTCAGTTTCACCCATAGCTTATTGTTGTTAGAGTCAACTGCCGAAGGGTCGAAGGAACTGCCCGTAGCCGTATGCGTAACGTTGCATTGGTAGACAGACCAACCATCGTTAGCATTACTATCCTCGATATATATCAGATCGAGATACTTCTGTTCCAGGGTCAGGGCAGAGTCATTGTGGTAGGTTGTCCCGCTCTTCCATCCTTCAGAATTTCGGACGATGCAGCCGTTCTTACCCATCTTTCCGGCTTCGGCAAAGTTGGCTACCACAACAGGCTGACTCCAATCGTCCTGAACTGAGTCTGTACCATGTTTTCCTGTACGAACAGACTCCCAGATGAACCGGTTTGTGGACGATACAGCCAGTCGTTTTGCCGTCCATCCTCCCTGAAGGATGCCATTTGTACGGTAAGGCTTAGCTGGCGCCACCGTATCGTTAGTGGTAGCGATATAGGCGCGCTCCATAACGATGGTTTCAGCCTGCATCGGCATCGCCTTGCTCCAGGTTATGTTGCCTACAGCATCTACGGTTCCGTCGCTCCGCCATAAACTCTCAATAAGAGCTATCATCGATTGCCAGGCAAAGAGACCATAGTCGCCGTAGCTGTCTGTGCCGCCATCTTTGAAATATCCGATGAAGAAATAATATTCTCCTGCATCAGGCATGGATAATTTGGCAACAAGACTCTGACCGTCGCCGCTTACTACATAGGCATGCTCCGATCTGTTGAGATATTCGCTATCTTCCTTTATCTGCTTGCCCTCGCTATTGATAACCTCAGACGGCAGATAGAGACGAGAGATACATACCAGGTCATAGTTGGCTTCAGAGTAAGACTTCAGCATCACTCTGATATAGCTATCCCGGAAATGGTTAACAACCTTAATACGACGTATGCACTTGCCGTTGCCACCAAGAGAGGAAGGAGTCTTATAGAAAGTTTTCTTCTGCTTGATACCATCTAACAGAATTTCACTTTCTTCTGTTCCCCATGCGCTAGTACTGCTGTTGTACCGGTCGATAATCTCATCTGTTGTAATCTTACCACCCAGCACGATACTCTTACCTCCCGTAGCTGGAGCCGTCTTTGTCCAGCCGCTGCCAATATCATCCTGCGCTTTATCATAGTCGGCAAGCGTTTTCGGGGTAGGAAGAACTGATGGTTCTGAAGCTGAAGACTGATAGCCTACGATAAGGCCATCACCATCCTTCGCTTTATAACCTCCACATGAGAAGTTTATAACTTCGTCCCCATCCGTAAACCGCGTAATTTTCATTATCCACAGCCACGGAGTGGCATCATTAAAGGCAATTTTGTTGAAGTCTTTACTGCCAGAGTCTCTGAATAATGACGGCTTCTGGTCTACTACAGAACTTTTTCCAGCATAATACCAGGTTTCGACACTTGAAATGCTCTTCGGGTAACGATTGAAGAGCTTAGGTTCAGAGAAACTGCCGTCCGATCCTACCTCTCCCGCCTTGTATGCCACATATACATACTGCTTTTCCAGAGTCGGCTCCATCGGATCATCCTGCCATCCCTTAGGCTGCAAGGCGCCCTGCCGACGGTAAGGCCGTGTAATGAAACTCGAATCAGACTGATCAGAGAGATAATAGATATACTCATATCCATCACCATCCGCTCCACAGGTGAGTACCGGAACGCTCTCCTTATCCAGTACATTTCCGGAAGCATCGTATAAAGCGAACACCACCTGACGGGCATTACTCTGCACAGATACCTCTGCGCCTATTTCCATGTTAGTATCAGGAGTATCAGCAGTTCCATACTTCAGATGATACCCTGCCGGTAATTCTGTCAGCTTATACCTCTTGTCGTCGGATGACGTTGCCCATATATCGCATGAGATACTTTCTGCACTCATATTGCCCTGATTGTCTATAATCACGCTATCGGCAGATGGTATCAGCTCGTAGACTACTGTATCAGACGATTTCAAAATGGTAAGCTCTCGGGTGTACTCGTAGCTGGCTCCGGCATATTTGCCCACAACCGTGATGTCCAGTTTCGTAACCTGGTCGAGAGTATCGGCAGTAAGATTATCAGCATCAATGGTGATTATCTTTGCCTTGCCGTCAATAGTCATCGAAGTCTTCAGTCCTGCTACACTAGAGATATTGAGCGAGGAAATCTCCCATGGTTCATTGTGATACATGAGGGAAACCTTGGTCTTGATAGGGAAACCGATATACTTACCGGCTCTGGTATTCCATGCCACCGATACACTCTCATTACTCAGATCGCACACCATAAAAGGAAGGCTGTCGTGCTGGATGCGGATAGGCATCTGCACCGTTTTCGATATTTTTCCCTCCAGTTCTACGACGATGGTTACCATCGCATCCGACATTTTGCGCATAGCTGCGTAATCGAAATTTGTATCATCTGCAGTTCCGGCAACACCATCCTTGATGTTCTTGACGCCCTTGATGAAAACGGTAGAGTTCTTCACCTCTACGTCGCAGTCCTCGCTTACTACATGCAATCGATAATGCCCTTCTGTCACGTTCTCGCTATCCGCATCTTCCTCGAGCAGAATATCCATGCCCTTACGCACGAAGACAGCCGTAGAGATGCGGTATTGCTTGGTAGCCTTGCCCTCGTCCTGAGTATAGAGACCATTAATGACATTACCCATATCATCTACCGTGATGACACTCTGATACTGCGATAGACTCACATCATAAGCCTTCGCCTCGTTCTTCAGGTCATCGAGCCCAAGAATATCACCGAGATACTCCACGTTGCCGCCGAAGTATACGTTATCCTGTACGAAGATACCATTGCCTGAAGGATGGATATATGATCCGTCTCTTCGCTTAATAGCCAGTCCTCCGAGCCATCCGTATCGGCATACGCGGTTCTCTGTATATATCTCCCAGTTGCATACACCATCCAGCACCTCGATATAGCTGTTTCCCCTCGAAGAGAAATACATGCTACTCTGGCGCTTATCATCATTAAAGCTACCATACTGGGCAAAATCCATATAGGCACAAGGATCCGGAGTTGCCTCCGAACGTTTACCATATTCAAACACGAACTTGCCCTTCTCGCTAGTGATGATTTTCTTCACATAAAAGTAAGTAGTGAAGAAACCTTTATGCAGAACGAAATTGCAATCATCCAGCGCACCTTCAGTATTTTTATCCGCACCATGGGCGTTATCTATATCGGCATAGATACCGCGACAGATATCTCCCACCTGCAGAGATCCGTAATCGTTTCCCTCCAGATGAAGAGAGATGATGTGTTTCTTGGTATCTACACTCTCGATGGTTCCATAGCCGTTGGTATTCCATTGCTCCGCTTTGGTTACAGAGATTTCGTTGAAGGCGAACTTAGGAGCAGAGATAAACTGACGGACGAACAGGCTGTTCATTTCTGCGTCACCATTATTATCGATACTTGCGCCGGAACCATAAGCTCCGGAAACGAAATTGTATGTCATGAAGGCATAGAGTTTCGCTAATCCCTCGCCAGTTATCTGGCTCTTTCCGTCTCCAAGCTTCAACCCTTTCAGCAGAGATATCACATCCTCGAAGGTAATCTTACCTTTGGCCGTATCGTCTATATCCTTGCGCAACATCTTCTTTTCGAGCGCGCCTCCAGGAGTGCAGTCGTCTGCCATACCTGCCTTTATTCTGTCGCCCTGGTACAGGATATAACCGTAATCATAAGAAAGTCCGTTCAGCACTTTGATGTTGAAATGCTGATGGCCAATACCTCCTCCGCCACTATATCGGTCGGTCAGAGTACTTGCAAAGTAGTTAAAGAGAGCGTCTGCAGTAGTAACACCCCATGTTTCTGAATAGGGCTCCTGAACAGGGAAGAGCACCCCTCCACTCAGCAGCTGACGTGGAAACTCAACTAAGCGAGGGGCGATAGTAAAATTTCCGATTTCGGGTAGATGGATATCCATCTGTTTGAAATCGCTGGCATCTGACCTCGTGAGGTTCAGGTACGGACGGGCATCTGAATATTTGTATGTGAAGGTATAGTTCGAAGGCAGTTCCTTCGCCTCGTAGTTCACATCGCTCTCGGTAACGGTTATCTTACGAAGAGAATTGCCATGGTAAACATACTTACCCAGAGACGGGAAGAAATCGAGCATCCACAGGCGCTCCTTCTTGTCCAGGAAACCGGTGTTCTTCTTAAATTTGCGGGTGGTATCTACGCGATATTCCTCTGAATCTTCCTCTATTTCTGCGACATTGTGGGTATGTTCTGCAGTATTTTCGCTGTTGCCGTAAGCGCGGAAACAGTCTACACCTCCTAGCGAATTCTCGAAGAGGAACCACTCTTCTTCTTCGCTCTTCATGTCGCTAGCATAGTAGCGTTGTACGTAGGTAACCCGCTTCCCATCCTGTTCTACCCAGATATCGTAATAAGATGGCTGGATAGAACCGCCTATCTTCTTGGCGATAATGGCGTATTGTACCGGCACGGTATAAACGGTTCCGGCATTCATATGGTTCATCAGTACCACTTCCTTCTCTTCGTAGGCGGTCCCATTCCACATGTATGCCTTACACTTCATCACGCTGGTGGCAGTTGCGTAATAGGTAAGGAATTCCGGAGAATAATAGGTTACGGCCTTCACCTGCGGCTGCCAGGTGAGGAAATTGTTTTTCAGAAAATTGGTAGCCGAATCAGAGAGTCTGTCCACACCGGCACGTATCACGGAGAAGGTGAATTCCTTCTTGCTGCCTTCGCTGCCAACCTCGTAAAGTGTCGCCACAAAGGATTTCATGATGTTCGGCTGAGCATAAGGTTCACTACTGTCCTTTACCTCAAAGCTGAGAAGAGGAAGGATGATATCCTTGACGGATAACGTAATCCGGTTCTTATCGTTCGGCGTATAAGTGTGCTGAACGATGTTTGCGCTTGAGCCTTTATAGCGTAGAGCGAAAACCACATCAGCCTTCGAGGTACTGAATATCTCAAAGGCATTCATGGAGCCTACCATGCTCAGAGCATCTGGATATAATAAAACCTGTATCATCTTAAAATTGCTTTGATTATATTGCAAAGTTAAGATAATACAGGTATATAACAAAGGACAATATCCTACGAAATCGGTATGCATTCCAGCCAGACGGTCGTACAATGGTATACCCATTTGCTGTGACGGAACATCGTTGCGTGTCGGGTTTTCTGGCTTACGTATGATTTCTGCAGGCCGTATTTTTTGCCAACATACTCAGCTGAAGGGAGAGGAGGATAAATGATCTTGAAGGTACGGTCCTGGTCGTTACCTGATTTTTTATAGTCGTTTTCTGAAACCTCTACCGTCTCTTCGAATCCAAGCCACTGGTACTTGCAGGTCATTGCCGGCATCATATCTTCCAGACTCTCTGCCTCGTTAACAGGAGTAGTGAGCGCGATGGTTCTGAGCTCGCTTTCGGTTGGTTCGCTCTTTCCTCCGAGGGTGAACTTCAGCTTGTTGAAGAAGAAACTTACGCCTCTAATCACAACCTTCGCATAAGAAGGAAGGTTCTGCTTCTGCGACTGGGAGAGGAGCAGTTTTACCTTGAGTTCCTGGAGTGAATTCCTGAGCAGGAGATCATACTGCCGGTAGAACTTTTCATAGATACCATCCTCACCATTATACACCAGGGAGTAATCGAATATCTTCCTTGGCGTCTGCTCTCCCTGACGATGCGAGCCGAACCCGACATTTGAATATAGATGCGTATCATATGCTGTCACGGTTCCGCAGGCTATACCATCTGAAGATACGTAAGGGAAGGCGAGCATGACGGGCAACGTAGGAGTCGATTCACTTACCTCTTCTCCGTCTTCCGTTGCAACTTTCATCGATGAATTCAGCGTAGCGTAATCGCCGATATACAGTTGCCTGTCCATGTCTCTTGACACGGTCTCCCCGTCTAAGATTTCCCTATACTGGAGCGTACGAACCTCCGGTATCATCTCTGGTATTTCTACATCTTGAGTATCAATATCATCATCTCCAGAATCGTAGCTCTGAGAACAGCCACCTATTTTTACTTTCACGCTGTAGTTGCCGGAATAACCTTTCTTATAGAAGCAACCGTCTGCGCTATCAAAGTAGGCGCCAGAATTTTTCGATACCATATCCTTAATATCATCGTAACTATCCTCTGTATCGCTATCCGCCTGATACTTCGGGCGCAGTACCACACGTTTATAATCGGATGCAGCCTTATAAGATAAGGTAGGTTCTTCAGTCATCTGGCGGGTAAGATCCGCAACCGGCTTACTGTCTATCGCATCTTTCAGGAAGATGATATCTGCAGTATGAGTTCCCTCATCAGAAACAAACTCGCAGAGGAACTTTTTCCGAAAAACTGAGAGAAAATCAGATACTGACACGTCTGGCAGAAGATCTTCTACACGGATATGTCCATTCACTAGCACGTCTATCACGTTGTTCAAGACAACCATCTTATTGAATGGAGCCGTCTTGGTGAAGAAATTCTCCTTGAGGTCATACCCGAAATGCTTGAAAATCCGCTTCAACAAATAATTGGCACGGATAAAAGGAGATATATAATATCCCTTCGTCAGAGATATCGGTATTTCGTTTACATGATCAGTAAGCATCCATTCACCCGCAAAATACGGCGAGTCAACGCCCAGAGACAAGGTACGCATCTCGTGAGCTGTTACGTATTCGTAACCGCCTCCTTCCTTATATCTCCAGTAGCTGGCAGTACGCATAGTACCTGCATTCCATCCCCAGTTCAGCATTTTGTAGTTGTACTCGGTATCTCTACCCGAGTCATCAGTAAGCAGAACCGGGAAGATATCATAGTTCTCGTTTTTGCCACCTACGAGAGATTTGCAGAACTCGATGCACTCGTCTACGGTTGTGCACCCGGGTATCATCTCGTCCTTGAAGATGCTCTTCAGCTTTATGTTCTGTATCTTCGAATAGAAGGATCCGTCGTTGATATAGAATGAAGAGGAGATGTTTCCCTTATGCTGTGCCGAGAGAACAATCTGCCGGCATTGGGCGAAATACTCGCCGTCTTCGATGCTTACGTTCGTAGCCACCATCTTATCTCTCATCCCGAAGGTATCGGGATAGCCCAGTATCATGCGGTTGTAATCGCTTGCCGGGATATCAAGCGGGGAAGTCGTTTCCCCGTAATCGTTGAAGAACGGGTTGGTACGTTCTACCTCCAGCTTGGCGTCTTCGCCAAGCTGGTAGGCCTTTCCTTTATCCAGATTTGTTATTTTCATGTTCAGAAGATTTTATTTTTTAGCAAACTTTCTCGCCTGGTTTCTCAGTTCCTGTTTGGCGTCCAGATCCGAGAGTGATACAAACGAGCGGATTCCGTCTCTCTTGAGCTCTCTGAGCAGTTCCAGGAGTTCGTCATTATTGCGTCCCGACGTAGCATTTCCTGCGTCCCGATGCGCAGATTCCTGCGTCCGGACGTAAAAATCTGCCCCTCCAGGAGCGATTTCCTGACTGGTCCGGGCAGACTGACGGGCGATGCTACCACCCAGCGCCCTGCCCTGCATGGCCATCAGATACTTACTCATGTCGAAGGTTCTTATCTGTCCGGCTCGCTGAGCTGCATCCATCAGGTTAATGAGCGGAGCGATGGTAGGGTTCTCAAGGGCTGCATTCGATGCCACCCACTCCTTGCTCTTGCCTCTAGGTCCCTCGCCCACGATGACGGTAGGCTTATCGATGTACCCTCGCTTACCAGGTGAGTATTCGGCATTGAAGTGCTTGCCGTCCTGCTCGCGCTCTACATCGATACGTCCGCCACTCTCGCGTCCGCTTGCTACACGGGAACCTACCGAAGAAGAACCGCTGGCGCTTCCGTTGAGGGTCATGCGCTTCACCTTCTGGCGCTCTGCATTTGCCACAACCAACTGAGCTGCACCCGTCACACCCATCAGGGCTGCAGCAACAGGTCCGGCAATAGGTCCCAAATCGGCGAGTGCCTTCATGATAGATACTGCAGTATTGGAGACAATCTGAGCCACTTGCATAGCAAAGTTCACATCAGCATACTTTTTCTGTATCTTCAGTTTCTCGTTAGCTTTCTTCTTCTCCAGTTTCTCCTGGAGTGCCGTATTACCCTCGGCAGCCTTAATCTCTGCGTCATACTTTGCATCGACGTTCGCCATCTCTGCATTCTGCAGCGAAGTCACGGCATTACTGAAGAGGTTTGTATAGTACTGAGCCTGCTTCATGAAGGAATCTCTCTTCAGCTGCTGCACTCTCTCCTCATGTTCCTGCTGAGTGATATACTGGTTATCGAGTGCCTGCTTCAGTTGCTGCAGTTGCCGGTCGTATTCGCTCTGCTGGTCGAAACCGAGAGCCTGCCTTGCCTGCTTCTTCTTGTCATCCTGTTCGTCAAGCAGTTCTTTTTGTTTCGTAATATACTCCTTCTCTATCTGAGTCTGCACGTCTTTATATGCCTTCTCCAGCTGGGCAGTATCTTCCCCGTTCTGCTTAGCCATATTGAGCGCAGCCTGATAATATCCCCTCAGTACTTCCAGTTTCTGGTCGCGTTGCTGTTCCAGGGTCAGTTCCTGCTGCGTCTCCCCTTGCTCCATCACCTTTGCCAGGGCGTCCTGATAAGCCTGTTCTACTGTCACTTGCTGCTCGAAATGAGCCTGTTCTGCAGCCCGGAGGTTCGCCTGCTGTTTCTCCTGGAGTGATTTCTTCTTTGCGCCATCCGCAATTCCGATATTCTGCGACTGCTCGCTATACGAGGTTTCGATGGCGAGGATGTTGGCGGTATGCTGGGTCTTCAGCGCCTGCATGGCGAGATCGTACTTCTCTTGAGACACCTTTTTCTGAGCGAGAGCCATTTCCCAGTTGTTCACATCCTGCTGATAGTCCTGATTGGCTGCATCGATATCTGCCTGTCGGTTTTCAGAAAACTTCTTCGATGCGATATCATCGGGATTAGGCTGCGTGGTAGTAGTAGTATTTACGGTTCCGGTATGACCGCCACCACCTTTTCCGCCACCACCACCTCCGATGCCGCTGTCCGGTACTTCCGGCTCTGACGACTCCTTCACGGTCTGCGTCATGATACCCTTTCCGAAGGCGCCTGTAATGGTATGAATCTGCGTATCGAGTTGTTTGATGCTATTCGATATCGAATTGACCTGCGACTGGAAGTGACCGACTGCATCGCTCTGAGTATTACCTACCGCACCCCAGGATGTGGTATAAGAAACACCTTGACCTTGTGCTGATTTTGCGCCAGCAAGGTTCTTCTTTGCGCCGGCAAGTTTAACCTCCAGTTCGGCCCGCTGCTCGGCAAGACTCTGTATCTGCTTCTTAGCACCCTGTACCTCATAGAGTTTCACCAGATTGTTGATGTAAGCCTTCAGAGCCTTATCCGATGCCTTGAACTTCTTTGTAGTCTTGTCGATGGTAGCATTATATTGAGGAACTATCTTGTTGAGAGCGTCCACGGCCTTGTATCTTTCGTCCATGGAGAGTTTCTCGTCTTTCGCCACCTTTATCAGGTTCTCCAGTTTCAGTTTTTCCTCCACCACCTGTTTCTGTGCCTCTGCCCTGATATTGTTGAGTGCCTTCTGTGCCAGCGTCGACGCGTCGGCTGCCTTCTTCATATCCCAGAGCTTCATGGCGAGCAGAGCTACTCCTGCAGCAATCAGTCCGAAGACGCTTGCCTTCATGGTGGCGTTCATCGATGCCCATGCTGCCTTGGCCTGAGTAACCCTACCTGTAAGCAGGAGGAAACCTGCCTGCAGCAGCTTCAGAAGTCCGGTTCCAGTAGCGCAGATTACGTTCCATGCCTGCTGTGCTGCGGCAGCACCCTTGGTCACGACGATATTCGTCTTGATGGCGTTGCTGGTGGCGATTGCTACAACCGTGAAGGCTGTGAGCAGAATACCGAGCGTCTTCACCACGCCCTGATGCTTTACACACCAGGAGATGAGACTGATGGTGCTCAGCTGCATATCTGCATAGGCATCATCCCATTGTTCCTTGAGCGGGAGGATTTCGTCTCCCAGAGCCTTCTGGGCGTTCTGCAGTTCTACCGTCTTCTGGGCTGCCCGGTCGGCTGCGCTGATATAGGTCTCTCCTGCCTCGGCAAGCTGGGTATCCACAATCTCTGCCACAGCCTTCATGAAGTCGCCCGTCTCCTTGGTCTTCTCTGAGATTTCTGCTGCGGAGATACCCAGGTTATCGAGGATCAATGGAGACTTGCGTCCGAGACCGGTTACGATACTGTCGGTCATATATTCAACCGACTGACCTGTCTGTTGTGCCTTCAGTTGGGCAAACTGCAAGTACTTACCGAGGTCTTCGAGTGGTATGCGGAAGTCTTTGGCTTGCACGGCTGCGGTCATCAACTGCACATCGTTGACTGTGTTCTTGGTTGCCTTGCGAAGATTCTCCAAGAGGTCAGGCTGATCCATATCCTTGAAAGCCTTGGTCACACCATCGGCGGTTTCTGCCATCTCCAAGCCACCATCAATAAGTTCTTTGACGGAATCTTTGAAACCTTGTGCGTAACTACCAAAGAGTTCTGCAGCCTTGGTCATCATGTTACCATATAGCATTCCGTTAGCTTGGTCGCTAGCCGCAAGTTCACCAAAACTTTTAGCGTTCTGTTTCAATTCAGCCATTCTACTGCTTACCTCTTGCAACTTTTGCTCCAATATATCATAAAGTTCTGGGTTGAGCGTTTTTGAGGTGTTTTCAAATTCCTTCTGCAAACTTTTCTGCTGCTTCTTCAATTGACTCATAGTCATATCAAGCACATTGAGTTTACTGGTCTGCTCGCCTATCTGAGAGGTAAGGTTGCGAATTTCCTTACCAGTCTCGGTATATTGCTTCTTGAGGTTCTTGTAGGTATCAGTCTCTTCCTTGCCAGCTGCCTCCAGCTGAATCATCTGGCTGAGTCGTGCCTTGTTCTCGGAGCGCAGCTTCTTGCTCTGCTGCTCCAGCCGGTATATTTCCTTTTGGGCTGCTGCCGCCTTCACATCGACGGTGTAGCGAATTTCGTCTTCCGTTAAATGTTTACTTGCCATAACTTATGATTTTTGAGGGTTGAGTGACTTTTCCAGTTCCTGACGGATGCCTTGGCGTATCTCATCCGTGAAGCCATAACGGAGCTTAGGGAACGTCTCGTGATAGAGCACGCCCCATACCACACGGTTGTAGAGTGCAAGGTTCCTGCGCTTGAACTTGCTGATGCGGTCGTTGCGCTGGCGGTATTGCATATCGAGGAAACGGAGATAAGGAAGGATTCGCACGAAGATGGTGCGGTTCTCGCCCGAAATCTGGCTGTCGAACGAGTGTGCGGAAAGCGTGGTGAGAAGTCTTCCGGTACGGCGCTGGAAGTTGCTGCGCACCACGTTCTCCTGTGTGGAGTATATCTTCAGGATACCTTCCTGAAGAGTCTCGTGAACAAATTTCTTTTTAACAAGACTGTCTGTTACCATATTCTTTATACATTACTAATTAGCAATGCAAATATAATAACAGGCGAGTATATGGCAAAGGACTAGTACCTGAAGAACTTTACGTATATAAGTATTCCAAACAAAGGAGTAAATATGGTACATAAAGTCAGATAAACAAGCCATTTTGCAAACATCCTCGAGCCGACAACAAACGGTCCAAGAACAAGCGCAATCACGAACGACACGAACTGCACGAAGCCAAAGAAAGTATCTAACATAATCTATATATTTTAATGTGTTACTAATTCTCGGGTGCAAAGATACACCACTTTTTCTGAAAAACCAAATTTATGCTCCAGAAAAAATGGCCACCCTCACGGGCAGCCATCCTTAGTTAGAGAATTGACTAAATTAAATTATTTGTCACTTTATTACATGATAGACTAGAAAACTACTTTTTTCGTTCCACAGCACTTCGACCAGTTTCTCGAACATCTCCTTGAGCTGTTCATCGGTAATGCCCGAGATGTACATGCCGTTCATGCTGAGCATGTGTTCACGTGCCGGCTTGCCGGCAACCATCACTTCGCACTCCTCAAAGATAGGGTGCTTTCTTTCTTCTGCTATGTTGGCTGCAACCTTAGCTGCAGCATCTTTATTCTGATTTTCCATAATTTACTAGTTTAATTATTATTGTTACTGATTGGCTTGTTCTCTTGATTTGCAAGCACTAATTATTATCTCCTGGAGCCCCTTATCCGTTGACCATGGATTTCCACTTGGCTAGAGTCATGTTATATGGCTTAACCTCTTTAGCTCCATATTGAAGAGTATAGTAGCGATGATTATACCATCGGATTACAGTCTGCTTATGTGGCGCATCATCGAAGAATACGGCTGATACGACAACATTGTTGTCTCCCTGAATTTTAATTTCCACCTTATGGGCATTTATTCTTCTGCCTGAAGTAGTAAAGAACTGGCAAGACTTAATCTCCTTGGCTGTCAGCTTGGCGATGTGCCTTCTTCTGCTTCTATTGTTCTTCATTGCTCATTTCTCCTTTCTTGTCTTTGGTCCAGCCTGGGTGCAGGAGTCCTTCGGTACCTTGCGAGAGTACCCCCCCCAGAATTTCTATAGCGCTCGAAGATGTTGTGGCGAATGGACTGAATTTCCTCGTTGACGGCAGCCCAGCGGTTCTTGGCTTCAGCCTTGCCCTCGTTGTGGATTCGACCAGCCTCGTTGCGCTCTTTCTTCAGCTGTCTGAGGGTCAGTTCGTAATTCTCCTTGGCCTTCTCGAACTCTTCGCGGGCTTCACGGAGTTCATAGTTCGCCTGGTGCTCCTTCTCCAGTATGGCATCCAGGGTGTTATCATACTCCTGGTGGAGGTCGGCAATCTCGGTGGCGTAGGCTATTCTCGCCTTCGAGAGTTCAAAGGTATTGGCTGCAAGCAGCGTATGGAAGCCCTCTGTTGTGAGCGGCTTAACCTGCGTGCCGATATTACCTGATGTTAAGTTCTGCGCTGCCTGTGTAGCGGTATTCTGCTCCTGATTATTATTATTCTCCATAATCATTAATTTTAATTAAGTTGTACCATAAATATTTGTGTTAAAATTCTCACGCTGCAAAGGTACGAAATCCTTGCCTTACGTCAAAGGACAAACATATGAGTGATGTTTGGCTATTTTTCACTCATTTTTTGTTTATCACGATAGCGATAGTTCCCACGCCCGTACCACTCGTCTTGAAGGCGCCTTCCTCTATCTCGTAAACCTGGGCGGAAACTTCTTCCAGGAATGCGCGGAAATCCCTGCATGCCTTTTCCGAAGCCTGCTGCCAATGCCTGGAAGTAATGGCCGCCACGGTTCCGCCGGGCTTGAGATCATGGTACATCTGCATCACGTGCCTGATGTCCTGGTTCTTCGAGAAGGGAGGGTTGGCTACTATCAGGTCGTACTCCGAAGAGTGCTCTGCCTGGGTGAAGTCGTCGCCTAGCAGGCGGATATGATCCAGCTTGGAAAGCTTCTCCTTATTCTCCGGCATCAGCTCGTAGCAATCTACTACCACGTCTGGCTGCACCCTGTGGATGGCATCGATGATGGCTCCTGTTCCTGCACTAGGCTCCAGAACCTTGCAGTCGGGACTGAAATCGCCTGCCAGCGATATCAGCCAGTCGGCAACCTCGGGTGGCGTGGCAAAGAACTGGAAGTCCTTGGCCAGATTGCACCGCTTGCCCTCCATCAGTATGCCTGCCACTCGGGTGGCATCGAAGTCAAAGCTGAAGCCCTGCACCTTGCCGCCCGTCCACTTGCCGCCGGCTTCCTCTATCCAGAGCTTTACGTCGGCATAGGTCTTCTTGCTCAGCTGCACATGGGGCAGATAGAGTATATTGTCCTTGAACGTACATTGCTTGAGGACTTCCTCTGCTGACAGCTTCTTCCCGTCCTGCTTGCCGGAAGACTTGCCCTCGGTTTCGTCTGCGAAGTCAGGAGCAAGCAGGTAGGCAAGCTTTCGGGTGAGACACAGCTCTGCAGATTTCACTTCATTGAGTAACTTCAGCATCACCTCAAGGAAGGATAAATCCACATGGCCGGTATCATCGTAGATGCTCACATCCTTGAATGAGTCACAAGTTGCATGAACGTTCGCTATGCTACCACGTAACATTTCTATTAAAGTCTCTTTTTTGTTCGTCATGACTTTTCTGTAAATAAATCATTGTTGTGTCTAAGCTATTATGGCCAAGGAGTTCGGCAAGCTGCGTCACATCCTTGTTCTTCTTGAGATACTGCTTGGCAAAGAAGTGGCGGAAGGCGTGGGCGTGCATCTTGCTCCGGGCTATGCCCAGATGGTCACCCCATCTCTTCAGGGCTTCAGAGAAACCTCTGTCGGTCATGGGACCATACTTGCCTATGCAGAGATGACCCGTCTTGCCCGTCTCCTTCATATACTCCCTCACCTCCTGCTGAAGGCTTTTCTGAAAAAACACCTGGCGGAACTTGCTGCCCTTGCCCTTCAGAACCACCTCGCCATTGGCTACATCCTCCCACGAGAGCTTCATGAACTCATGCAGGCGAAGGCCTGTAGTGGCAAGGATCCTCAGCCAGTAGTAAGGGTCCCGGTTGGGTTTCTGCTTCAGATAAGCCAGCAGCGCCTGATACTCCTTCTCCGTAGGTATATTGTCTGTAGAGAGCCTGCGCTGAGTTTTCACCCTTTTCACGGAAATGGGCTTTTTCGCAAACTTGGAGTATTTCACCAGGGCACACATGCGGTTGTTGATGGTGGCGGGCTTCATCTTCTGTTCTTCCAGCGTCTTCAGAAACCGCTTCACGTTTTCCTGGTTGAACTCGTCGGCATAAGAAAAGAAACTCCTGATGCTGCAACGGTAGGTTTCACGGGTGCGTTCGCTGGCGTCCGACTCTGTGTCCAGCCATTCGATGAACTCGTTCACCTTCTTCTCGTTCCGGGCACAGATATCTTCTTTCTTCTCCAGCGATTTCACCTTGCGCTTCGCCCGGCTGTAGCCCACACCGATGAACGACAGAAAGTCGAGGATGGCATCGGTAGCACCGGGCATGGTGGAGAGTTCTGAAGCATGAGCCTGCTTGTACCTCCGGTAGCCCCTGCGGCTTAACTCGTCAGCTTCCTCAAGGAAGATGAGGACGTATTTTGCCGCAAGCCCTATCTTGCGATAGGTTGCCCCGCAAGATGATAAATAGCCTAGATAGCCTGTGTAGTTATTTTGCCTGTCTGTATCCATAATCAATAAATGATAGTATTTATACTGCAAAATTACTCACTTTTCTCTAACCGGAAAAAGACAGTTATTTCTTGTCTTCTTCTACCGGGCGCCAATATACCGCGAAGGTGTTGCACTCCATGAAACAAGTGGCATCGCTGCCCTCAGTCCAGATGAAAGGAATGCCGCCATCATAGCGCATTCCGTCTGCGAGCATTACGCTCTCACGGTGGTCATCGGGCGTGCGGGGATCATGGAACCTTACCTTGGCTCCATTCTTAAAGCCGGCGGCTACCTTCAGAAACTCTCTCGACTTGAAGATATACATCCTGTTCTTGAATATCACGAACTGCAGCAGGCCGCTATGCGTCATGTGGCATACCTGTTCGCTCAGCTTCAGACCATCTTTATGAGAGATAGAATTGCAATCCTCGAAACCTACACGGGTAATCGTGGCGTCGGGATAGAACATCTTGTACTCGGCAAGACGTTCCGCTACATCTTTAAGCATATCAATCTTAGCCATAACTACATCACCTCCCCTCCCATAAGAAAGCCACCTAATACAGCTGCTGCCATGAAGGCGAAGAAACCTGCCATGGTCATAGCTACTTCGCCATACGTAACCGCCTCCCCGCAAAGGTAGGAGAAGGTCTCGCTCTTGGTCTTGGCGAGCTTCCTGATTTCACACTTGAGGGCCTTCATGCCCTCCTCTACGCTGATGCCTGCAGGGCGCACCTGAGCATCACTAATCAAAATAGAATTCTGCATATCGCATCATCTGTAAACCATTAACAGCCGATTGTACAAAAGGGTGGCGGCTGCATTCCCCGTTGGTTTACAGATGATGACTTATCCGGAAGGACTAATCAAATCTACGGTTCATGCAGCCGCCATTTATTGCGAGAATTATTTCTCCAGTTAGGAAAATATATTTTCCCAGTTAGGAAAAATATTTTTCCCGATTAGGCATAAAAAAGCCTGCGGCCAGAAGCCATAGGCGAAACGGTCGCCCTGCCGGATAGACTACTATCATCTGTAAACCGTTGGCAAAGGTAAGAAGAAAATCCGGAACCGCCAAATAAAAATCGGGAAATTTTCACACGATGAGAATAATTAACACTTAAATATGCTGTAGAGCATAAAAATGAGGGGTTTGGGGAATGAAAAAGCCCCGATGCGAGATGCATCGGGGGCTGATATGTTATTGTTCGCCTTTCTGATAAATCGGCGGAATCTTATTCAATACGAATACCACAGCAAGACCTATTACGGTGGTTACACCTATAATGCCTGCCACGGTATCATGGCCATTCATGGCAAGACTATAGGATATAAACCCGAAGAAGAGGATGAGTATGGTGGCAAGAACCTGCCCCAGCGTGCTCTGGAAAAACTTCTTCTTCACAATGGTCTTCTCCATATCGATGCGATGATCTACCTGTTTCTCGGTCATCGACATGATGCGGTCGGTGGAACCCTTCAGCGTCTGCTCGTATGCCTTGAAATCTTCAGGCGAAGGAAGAGGTCCGCTGTACGACCGCTCCTCAATGGCAAGCATCGTAGAAACAATCACCTTCCGCTTGTCTTCCGGAAGTTCCTCCAGGATATCGTTGATATTGGCAGGAATCATCTCTCCGCTACATTCTTTCTTATCTGACATAAGCCGACTTCTGCTTTAAGTTCATAACCTTTCTCATGTCATTACCGATGGCCTCCCAGTCCTTTCTCAGATCTGAAGCATTGTCGCCCTTCAGATAATCGTTGAACAGGCTGTTGTCTCCGCCCAGTCTTCCCAAGCTGATCAACCCTTCCAGTAAATTATTAAGTATTCTCATATCTTCCTTATTTTTGAGTGTCCGCGTTCTGTTACTAATTCTCACGGTGCAAATATACTATTATTTTCTGAACAGAACAAACGAAAGCGGGTATTTAACACAAAAAACTTAAAAATGGGAATGAAAAGCCCCGGCACGGAACCGTGTCGGGGTGATTGTGTGAATAGATAACCCTATGCTAACTGCAAAGAGCTAATGCGTTGTCCAATCTCCTGGACGGCACGATTGAAAATATCTTTCTGCTCGGAATTGAGCGTATAAACATGACCACGAACCTCTGAGCCATTGAGACGCTGAGAGAGCCATGCAGCGCTTTTGCCGAAATATTTCTGTGCGATGTATCGAAGTGGAAGCAATTTGTAATCTGCCTCTGCAAGCTGCTCACGCAAAGTGGCCACCTCCAGCTTCAGGTTTGCGACTCTATCGACAACCACCTCACTAATATATTTCTTATCCTCCTCTGTAGCATTTGCGCTGAGATAGCGATGAATCTCGTCTCTGCGCTCTTTGCTCTTGGCATCCTGCTTGCTAGCCAATGCCATATACTCTGCCATTAATTCTTTAATATTCTCCATATTCTTATATTTATATTGTTTAAAGAACCTCCCCCTTAGGGGAGGACTTTTTAGTTTTTTCTCTGCTTGTAAAGCTTAGAAAGGTCTGCGAGTCTCAAATCAATCTGTCTCTCGTAATCGAAGACCAAGTCTTTCAGTTCGAGAAGAGCCTTGATTTCGTCTTCCTTTCTTTTAATTTCTTGCTCTAGCTCTTTTTGTGTCATACGCTTAAAATTTAATTGTTAAACATCTAGTTATCTATTCACGATGCAAAGATACATAAAATTCTTTTAATAGCCAAATAAAACATAAACTTTCTTTTATATTTAACTCATTTTTAACGTTTTGATACGGGAAATAAGCGGAAAAAGTGTATCTTTGCAGAAAAGAAATGTTTCACCTATTAATATATATAAGGTATGGAAAAGATAGTAACCGGCAAGGTTCGCAAGAACCTGAGCGAGCACACAGCCCGCATCATCCTGGAGCGCTCAGACAGATTGGCAAGCAGCACGCTGGAGCAGCTCCGCAAGTCAACCGACCGCGCCTACACCATGACAGGGTTCCTGCTCACGGTGTTCATCGCCCTCACGGCGTTTGTATTCTCCAGCCCGTCTTTATGGCAACTCACTACCGCTGCTGTTCTATGGGCAGGCATCTTTATTGCGCTATACATTATGATAAATCAAGTTCTATGGATTCACCCTTTCAGGCATACAGGCAACGAGCCCAGGAACATGATACAGGAGGAAAACATCGACAGGCTTCTGAAGAAGGGGCATAACCAGGAAGAGATGAACGCCATATACTCCGTCAATACCCTGCTCGATGCCATCAGCAATAACCAGGAAATCATCGACCGCAACAAGAGTATTCTTGCCAACCGCTGCGACCAAATAGAAAAAGCGATGACGGTGATCAAGTGTACTGTCATCATCGCAACCATCATCACCGCCATCTCGCTTCTAGCCTCTGCTCTGGGGATGTATCACGGTACCGCCATTTGAGCGGTCGTCTCCACCTCCACGCTGAGGAATCCAGTCGTCATCGTCTGTTGGTTTCATAATCATAAAAAAGGGCCCGTGCATCCGGAGGGCATTCCTTCAGCACGAGCCACATGTTAGCGAGTTGCATCTTATAACTGTTGCCACACGTAAACCATGCCCTGCCTACGAATAGCTATCGTTTATTTCTTCATTTCGCCTGCAAAGATAACTCTTTTCTTTGAAACCATCAAACATTTTGCTGATTATTTTCAGAAAACAGCAAGAAAAAGCCCCGATGCATCTCGCACCGGGGCTTTTTGATAATTTTGATAACTTTAATAAACTTGGGAAACCGTACTCTATTACAAGAACGATAGATTTCCATATGAGAATTAGAACACACGCTTGTGCAATGTTAGAAGATCATACTACTATAACTAATAATCATGAGTATAAAAAAGACACACCTAATATAAAATTCAGCCTAACTATACATACCTATAAACACTTAAACTATTTCTTAAACATGATAATCCTGGGATAAGAGAGCCGGGAGTGCGGGTTCTGGCCCACCACCGACAGGCGCACACCCTTGGTTCCATAGCGGAAGAAAAGAAATTTCTTCGGCACACGATGAACAACCATCTGGAGGGTATCGCGACTCTCGATATGCACCTGCATGCTGTCGCCCTCGATATCGCCCCGCAGGGTTATCCATGGATCGCTCCAGGAAACCTGCGAGACGTCGGGAGGTCGGTAAAGACCGGAAAGACTTCGACTGCATGTATCGTGAGGAACCGGCCGGATGGCTGCCTTCACGTCTACCTTGGTGGTGGTAGAGGTTGTAGCTGCCGCCATGATCCGGCTGTTCTTTATCTTGAGTTCCTTCCTGTTAACGGCAAGGAGAGAGTCGGGGTTACGCTTTAGGTCAGACGTCTTCAACGTGATGGCTGACACGGAAGCTCTTGGCCTGCCTGACTGCGTCCGTCCTATCTCTACCTTACCGTTATGAAGGAGGATATCCTGATTCTCTTTCGTGCGCTCCGCTTCGCCCCTGAGGTCGTGACACTCCTTGAATGTCATAACCAGGGCGAGCGGAATCAGCACTAGAAAAATAACCTTAATAAAACCTATAAACCTATTCACAACTTACAACAAATAACAACAAAACACTTAAAACTTATACACACTTCCGCTGGATCGTCTTGATAATAGAGGTAATGGTGGTGAGGTACGTAGGATCTGTAGCGTACTTGCACCCTACCCCGTCGCATATCTTCTGGGCAAACTTGAACGGATCCTTACGGTATGGCCAGGCATCCTTATAGCCCGACTTCTGGAAGAGACGTTCATGTTCCTTCAGACAGTCGCCTACAGAGTCGAAATCCTTGAAGGCACGCATCACGGTATAATACCAGAGATTTTTGCCTGTTACCTTGCACACGGAGACGATGCTGTCTGGCGCCTTGAACTTCTGGTTAGGAGTCTTGAAGTATTCGTGAGTCTTAACCATGACGATATCTCCGTCCCATTGGCTGCCCTTGGTAATACCGAAGAGGTTAGCCTTGCCGATAACCCTTGCACCCCATCCTGTCTCAAGCATCGCCTGGGCAGTAACGAAGGCAGGATCTATTTCTGTTTTTGCCTCCACGGCCGCAGCATACACCTGACGGGCGAAGGCTAATTGAGCTTTACTTGCCATACCTTTATATATATTATAATAATGTATACCTATGATGCATCATCGGGCGCATCTTTTTCTGAAAAGTTGATAGGCCCGCCGCCGATGTAGTCTCCCTTGTCGTTGAAGTCCTTCATGTGCCTCACAAAGTTCTTCGGAAATATCGGATATATAGCCTGTATGTTCTCGATAATGGAGAATATCTCGCGTACCATCATAAACACGCAGATATAGGTTCCTATCCATTGCATCGCGCCGACAGTAGAGCCCTCTACGGTGGCATGACTTGCAAAATTACTCAGGACCATCAGGAAGATGTAGATTACAATCTTCTTCGTGAACCTGGAGAAGAAGGATTCGCTAGACGCATCCTTATGGATAAGGTGTTTCCATACACCCAGGAAGGTATCGATAGAGACGGCTATCGCTATCCACTTGGCGAATTCCCAATCCTGATACACATACTGGAACCCTTCCGACACAGCGGTCAGAGGGAGCGAGGTGATTGCTATCATCGGTATATTTCGTTTATATTGTTTCATAACATTTCGGCCTTATGTTTTTTAGACATTGCAAAATTACGCAAATATTCCGGAACCGCAAAGGACGCTAGCGTGCCATCTCTCGCGACATCCGGTGAACATCGAGGATATCTGCACCTGTGGCAGATAGCATGAGGGTCCAGCCGTAGCTCTGGAGTTCTGCAGATACGAACGGAATGATCTCGCAGGTAGTAATACTCTCCCGGTCCATCCAGTAGAGACCTTCTGTCTCCACATCTGCCAAGATACGGGCATGGACCTTCGAAAGCATCTGAAGGGTGCGGTCGTTGGCTATGACTCGCTCGAGCATATCGGCATGAGCAGATAACTTCATCGCTACAGTTACGGCTATACGCTGGGTACATTGGAAACTCCGGCGCCCATCGCTCTGCATATCCACTTCTCCGTAATCTACGAACAGGAAGGAACCGGTAAGCTTATCGATGCGTTGCTTCAGTTCGTCGAACGACTGGCCGTAAACATAGTTTTCTATCTCCGGAACCAGTTCTTTCTCGGGCATCTCCTTGATTACCTTGAGCACGGTAGCATATTCTTCCATACTGCTCTCGCCCTTGTTGGCAATACCCTTCGTAACTCCTGCAGAAGCAGGAAACTTGGCGAAATATTCGAATAAATCCAATAACATAGGCTTTTATATTTTTGTCACAGAGAGGTTGTTTCCCTGCCTTAATTATACAATCTTTTTAACTATCTCCAGAGGTAATCCTACCTCGTCTGCTATCTTGGCCAACTCCATACCGGTAGCCTTCAGGCTCTTTACTCCCTCGATGGTCTTCTTCCTGAGAATGCGGAGATAGGTAAGCACGTTCAGCTGTTCTACCTGGCTGGCATTACCAAGGCCATCCTTGGAGAGATCGTAGAGTGCATCGGTTGCATCGGTAGTAATACTGCTGCCCTCCTTAGGTACAAACTTGGTGAGCAGGGAGAATTCAGTCTTCGAGAAGAGGAAATTATTTACTGCAGTAAAGTTCAAGGCTATCGCCCGGAGTGTATTGACAGGCAGTTTCTTGAACTTCAGAGCGAGTTTCTGCGCCTCTTCCGAGGAATATACTCCCTTGTCGAAGTAGAGTATCGCAGCCAGCAGAGGAAGACTTTCCTCGCCCATATCGAGCAGCTGACGCGCCTCGATATACTGAAGGGCCGTGAGAGAACAGGTAAGCGAATTAAAATCTGTATTGACCTCGTAACCATAATAGGCTTTTTTGTCGATAAAAATAATCGGCAACTGCTGGCGGCAGAAGCAGAGATCGAGCACGAACTTGTCATCTTTCTCCTGGAAGATGAACGAGAGCTGGCTGGCTATAGACATGAAGTTCTCCAGAGTTCGCTCATCGCGCTTAATCTTGTTCAGGTTCCATCCCTTCATGTAGCAGAGGAACAGACATTTCACAGCACCTGGGGAAAACTGCCCACTCTCCATAAGAGAAAGCAGCTCCACCAGCTTCAGATATTGGTCAGAAGTGAGTAGTTCCCACGAGTTCGGAATTTCATGCTCTATTCCGTTTGCTCTTACGGTTATCGTCTTTTTCATAAGCTTATGGCATTAAATACATATTGTCGTCCGGACGGTTCTCGGCAGAGAAGGAAAGAAAATCGTTTCCTTCCTGAGCATCGAGGAGCATATCCACATTATGCAGCAGATCTTCCACCTCCCCGTCTAGCTGTGTGGCGAGCTGTAGCGCACGGCTTGCCTCGTCGCTGCCTGATCGGGTGGCGGTATTGTCGTCGAAGAGGTTGCGGATGGTGGCAGGGAACTCCAGGATATCGAAACGTCTGAGAGCCTTCGCCACAGTCTTCTTTACCAGAGCACGCTTGAGCATAGGCAGCGCCTTCTGGGCAAACTCAGCAAACGTCTGGTCTTCTCCTCCCTGTTCAAGTCGGTCGAAATAGGCGCCTATGCTTTCATCGAGCACCTCTTTCTGGAGAGGAACACAACGGAAAAAGAAGAGATACGAGAGGTCGATAGTATAAATTTCATCGAATTCATCGGCAGTAACTACCTTCAGCTTACTGAGCATCTTGTAGTAATTGGTCTTGCGCCAGTCTTCCATGGCAAGACGGATATCGGCAGGATCATCGTCACTTATCTCTTCAGTAAGTTCAGAAATCAACGAATCCATCGCATTAAAGTAGTTCTCCATATAGGAACGCTTCATGCCTTCCATCTCGTACTTGTAGAGATTGATATCGTTCTTCCTTCGGTTCACGGCATCGAAGATAATCTGAGTAGCTAGCGTAAGGTTCGCCATGGCAGCACGGAGAAAATCCTTGATGCCACTCTCTTCTTCCTCGATGCTCACAATATCGGAGAACGTATTGTTGCCGATGATGGCAACAATACGTTTGCGCGCAGCTACGGCAGAACCCTGAAGGCTGTCGAAGTCGGCGCTAGTATCTGCACCAGGTGCGCAGTTGCAGAACTGCGCATAACTGGTGAAGAGTTGATTGAGTTGAAATTTCTTGTTCATGCCTGTTGCTGGTTAAGTCGTTGGGATGGTGTTATATCTTCCTGCCGCTGCGGAACCTCACGGTAGAACCCTAGCCTGCAGCCCTGCTTGTAGAGTTCCGGGAAGTTCATTCGCAACGCCCAGTTGAGCGGTTCTGCGCAGACTTCGTCCTCTGAGGTGAGCGACATGATGTAGATGAGATAATTATAATAGGTATCACTTCCACTCTTCGAGATGACGCCATCCTTATCTACTGCAGATATGGCTGCATCGAGACCTACCGAAGACAGCAGGGCTTGCTCGGTACGCTTGTCGTAGGAGATGAGCGCCTCGATATATTCCTTATACTTGAGATCGATAGTCTCCACCTTCCACGACTGCTCGTGTCCCTGGGCATCCATGAAGGAGATAGAAGAGAAACCTTTGCCCTGGTTGTCTGCACCTGACAAATAAGTGCTAAACTTGCGTACCTCGTCACGAACATACCGGACCATGCACGACTCCTTGAAGTCTGTACCGATATCGATACCGTTATACTTCAGCAGTTCCATGCCCTTCGCCTTGCGTCGCTTATTCTCCTCGCAGAGCTTGGTCATCTGGGTGCGCTTGCTCTGGATCCAGGCATTAGGAATAATGACATGCACCTTCGCAGCAAGCGAGTTTTTCAGAAAACTGTTAATGTATCGGGCTGTCTTGTTACTACCTTGGATGTACGGACGAGCTCCCTGATGCGTCTCGTTGGCGCCGTAGAATTCGTCTACCGATTTCTCTCTGTGATGAGAGATCGCAGCATAACGGTAGTTGTCAACTTCGTTAAAGCTGAACTTCGGATAAACCGAGTAACTCGATAAGCCATAGGAGAATCGCCCTACTACAACCTGTTTGAAGTCGCCGTATGAAATCAATTCTGAAGCAACATCCTGTCGGGTAGTTGCCAATCTGCAGTAACGGTTCTCCATCGCCTCAAGCGCAGCAACCGGCTTACCCATACCTATCACCTTGCCTCGGGTAAAGCGCCACTTCACGAAGAAGTCTCCAAAGTAATAGAAGTTCTTGATGCACGTCTTGCAGAACTCCTCAACTGAAGGGATGCCGCGTGAACTCCAGGAGTCAAGCCATTCCATCACCTCGGGGTGTTCTTCGTACTTGCGTACCAGTTTACCGTCCTCGATGGCCTGCCTATATACGGCGAGTCCGTGACCATAGAGCATCTTGATCTCCTTAGAGTAGAGACGAGGGAGCAGTCGGTTCTCCTTGATCTCCTTGGTCACTTCGTCGCATTGCTGGTTGTTGTAGCCACGCATCAACACCTGATATCCCTGTATGCCCAGATAGTGATGCTGCTGCATCCAGAGCGTGCCACCGAATGGAGACTCCAGGAGTGGCGACTGGAAGAGCTGGTCTGCACCAAAGATGGAGTCGCCTTCACCTAGCTGGAAGGTGAAGGTATTGCCATCGGCAAGGTAGATGCCGGCGTTGCCATACATATCAATTTCGTATTCTTTCATAACCAATTATAACCAATTTATTTTGTGAAGTTTGTATCCATCTTGAGGAAAGCCCATGTACCTGATGAGGATGCGATAGCACATCTTTGGATCTCCATCTTCGTCTGTATAGAGAAGGTAGTTCTCTCCATCGATGGCGAACCGCTCCTTCGGCAACTGAGTTCGATACTTACAATGCCGGCGTACCTGAAGCTTTGCGCTCGCCTCGCCTCTCGACCTTGAGTAAGGAAAGAAAACCAGGGTGAACTCCCCATCGGGCAGCTTACTGATCTCTCTGGCCCACTGGAGTGCCGTGATGCCATCCATGATGATGTTCTTACTTGTCTTGCTCATAATGATGCGAAGATAGTGAAAAATTATTGCCCTGCAAAAGACCGGCTGCACCTGTTCCCCGTCATATTTCCGAGAAACGTAAGGCCTGCACCTCTCTTTCCCTTCCCAGCGGTGCGTGCACGTTTGGGCGAGGTGATTTTGAGGTTTTTTCTCCCAGCCGGTCCGCTTAGGCTGATTATCAGCATTTTAGCATTTATACCCTTTCATTTTCCGTAAATTATTGATATGCCCGTGAAAATTATTACTGCAGAAATGCAGCATTATTCTACGTTTATATCTCGAAATTGTCCGGTAAATCGGTAGGATATGTACTTAATTCCGCCTTCACGGCATCAGAATAAAGGCCGTAAAGTAGGTAAATCATCGCAGAAGGCAGCTGCGTGGTGAGTCCTGCCTGGTTCTTCAGTTGCTGTTTCTTCTCCGAACTCTTATCAAGTTCTATCTTTCCGTCCGTTTTCTTCAGAGGGGATATCATGATTGCAGAGCAGAGGTTCTTGCACTCATTCTCATCGATACGGATGACAGGCAGAAGCGGACTGCGTTCACCAAAGAGCATCTGACAGAGCTTGAACTGCTGCCAATGGTATATCGTTGGCGCATCTTCGTTATAAAGTATCACCATGAAGCCGTACGACTCCAGGGCAGCCTTCAGATTGAGTGAGTCGGTAGTTATCTGTTCCCGCTCCTCCCTGCGCTTGTTGCCGGCGCGGTCTGGATAGAGATAGATAGTCTTATTTACGGCCGCGGATCCGAAGAACTGGTGCACCTCTGCCACGAGGTCGTTGTAATCTTTAGGAAGGAAAGCAAAGAACTCCTTGATGATGTCGAGACGCCTACCGTAGTCTTTCTTCTGGGCAACGATGAGCGACTGGAAGTTGCCAGGGTCATATCCCATGTAGAGCGGTTCATTAGGGTCATAATGCAGAAGATACTCTGCCGTAAGGATAAACCTATCCTTCAGGTTCAGGCGAAGAATGGACTCATACTTATAGCTATCCTTGAACTGATGCTTTGCGTGGTCGTAGTTGATAAAGAACTTATTGGTTACCTCCTTGTGGCGGATGGCACAGATGGCCGTGAGGAACTCGTCGATATCAAGGGTATCGAGCTGCGTCTTGAAGAACTTCGGTCCCAGGATATCCTTGTTGCAGAAAGAGGATGCGCGGATATAGTAGATGGCATTGCGCCTCATATCTGCCAGACGAGGTTTCCATCTCGCCACGAAGGCGTTGAGCTTTACAGACTCAAGGCGCATCTTCTCCAGGAGAACAGGGTCTTTTGAGTCTCGTTCCTGCTGCTTGAGCACGAACAGGCGGTAGAGACTTCTGTTAACTTCCAGAGCAACGGTTGCAATCTCCTCGATAAGTTTCGGGTTCACCTTCTTTTCATAATCCTCAAACCAGTCATCTTCGCCGAGGTCGACGCGAGCCGTATCACTCACACCCGTAACACCCTCATAATAAGCAGAACAGCGCACATTGGCTGGACCTCCACGTAAAGACGGGAACAGGCGGGTTTTGAGTTTTTCTCCACTATTATGCTTCATTTCCTCGACGAAAGCGTGCACGGCATTTCTACCTGCCACGGATTCAGGCTGGTCGCTTGATACGAGCTGAAGGTGGGCGCCATTTCGGAATATCACGCTATGCTTGGCATAGGCTATCGGATATCGGGGTTTCCGGAAGTGGGAAGGCAGCGTGCTCTCTCCTACTACGTAATCAATACCATATTCCAGCATGGATCTCTGTTGCCCGTTCACTACTACCTGACGCGAGAAGTATGCCTGTATGTTTGGCCAGACGTTGGTCATCAGAGCCACATACGTCTTGTGCACCAGGAAAGATAACTCCCCCGGCATATCGTTGGCAACACGTATCAGGCGAGGACCCGTCACACCTTCGGTCTTACCTCCGGCACGGGCAACCTCGGCAAAAAGCATGTTGGGGTCGATGATGTTGGCAAGCAGCTGCATGTTGTTCATGTAGTAATGCTCGAATTCACCGAGGGTATTATCATTCAAAATCAGTTGGCTCATCGCTCAAATCCTCCACTATTTCCGCTTCCTGAATATCAGCATCACGAAGCAATCGTTTCTTTTCAGAACTCTCGATAGGCAAACCATCGATGAGAGATATGTAAAAACCGCGGTTGTACTTGCCGGCAATTTCCTTGAGGTTCTTTTTCTGAAAACCTAGTTCTTCTGGGGTAACCTCTGGAGTAATGAGGAACACAACTCCGAGATCTCTATCTGCCTCTGCCTGTTCGGACGCACGTCTGCGGCATTCCAGGGCTTGATCCATACAGGCTTTCTGCATTTTATAGTCGCGCTTGGCAGAACAGAGCTTGGCAAGGTCCTCGTACTTGTTTGCAAAATCATTTTCCCAGACCTTTATGGCCACATTGCAATCTACATTAAAGTAAGATATTGCCTGATTGATACGAGTCATACAGGTGCGCACATCGAGGGATATCTTCTGCTGCGAAGCAATACGCTGTTTGAGTTTGCGGGCGCCACGGGTAATGTTACGTTCGTACTCGTAGATTTCGACTGCCCATTGCAGCTGCTTCAGAAAGGTCTGCACATCCTCTGGAATGCCTTTGCCCTCACCTGTAGTCAGAAAGGTGGTAATGAGGTCTGGATGAACGCTCTCCAGTTTTTCTATCTCGCTTTTCATACGCCAAACAACTCCTTCCTCAGTTTAAGTTCTTCGCGGTCCTGCATCCGCTCATTCAGTAGTTTGATGGCATCGAGGTCGCCGTTTGCTGCCAACTCGGCTATCTTCTCATCAGCCTTGAGTTGAGCCTGCTCTAGTACACCTCCGTTCTTCACCATCGAGACGCAGGTTTCTGCAATCTTCTTTAATTCCGTCTTATCCATCTTATCTATCTGATTTGTCTGATTTGTCACTATACTGCTCCATTACCATTTTAAACATACGTTCACGTTCCAGATGACGTTGGAGGTTCTCACGGTCGCTGGCACGTTTATCCTTGCGATCATCTCTTTTAATGTAGCTCTTGTAGCGCTTGATATTATCGAGCACGTTTTTATGCTTATGAAGAAACTCGGCTGGATCCTTTTTGAAGAGCTTCACGAGTTCATTGAATTCAGACTTGCCCCTCAGCAATGGATGCTTATACAGAAACTTGCCGGTATCGTTGTACGCCTTCAGTTCGTCGAATGCCTGAAGGTTACGGATGCGGAGTTCCGCCATGGCAGCCACATCATTCGCCTTCGGTTTCTTATCAAGGAGTTCGTCGAGTTTCTTCATCTTGCGCCATGTATTGATGCGGTCGTTATAAATGACGGTCGCCATCTGCACGTCCTCATTATAGAGGTTATCCCAGTCGATGTTAGGATATTCCTCTTCTTTTTGAACTACTTTTTTTTTGAGTCCTCGCCAGGGTCGGCAGTATCAGGCTGTTCTGATTCCTGTCGATTTTCACCTTCAGGAGTCTCTTCTTCGGCTGAAGTATTACTTGAACCATCATCAGGTATCTGCTCTTCCTTAGTTGAAGTATCACTCGAACCATCTACAGGTTCCTGTTCTCCTTCAGCTGAAGTATTACTTGAACCATCTGCAGGTATCTGTTCTTCCTCAGTTGAAGTATCACTCGAACCATCTACAGGTTCCTGTTCTCCTTCAGCTGAAGTATTACTTGAACCATCTGCAGGTATCTGTTCTTCCTCAGTTGAAGTATCACTCGAACCATCTACAGGTTCCTGTTCTCCTTCAGCTGAAGTATTACTTGAACCATCTGCAGGTCCCTGCTCATCATCGGCTGGGGCATCGTCAATATTCTCATTTAGCTTCTCGAAATATATTCGATAATCTACGATATCTCCCTCATTACATTCATCCAAAAGCGCGTAGAGTATCTCGTCTGCATAACGCTTTGGGTCACGAGCGAAACGAACAAGCTTAGGATGGCGAGGGTTTGCATCCTCCAGGAGAGCGAGGTCGGCTTCAGCGTGACCAGTACCTCGAAGCTTGTTGAATAATTGTAATTTTTCTCTTCTACTAATCATACCTTATATATTATAAAAGGTGCGCCACCTCTTGTGGCGACACACCTTAAAATTAACTAATAAACTAAATTAAATGAGAAACGCTAAGAAATTGTTGTCTTACCAGTTGAAGAACCTGAAGCCGTATTCTGCTTTGCGCCAGAAGCCGTATCTGAATGAGCGGCAGCCTCGACAGCTGTCACACCAAGAGGGTCTTCGGCATACAGGCAAGGAAGGTCTACAGATGTGCGCTTGAATGTGAAGGTTGTATATCGGCCGTCCTTGTCATCCTTAGTTTCTGTATTATTGAGAATCATAGGGCGCTCAGGTTCGCCGACGATATACCATTGGGTTTCCTTTACATGCTTGTAGAGAATGATAAACTTACCACCAGCATACTGCTCGATGAAGTTATAGAGATCCACGCGAGTACCACCCATAATGATTACCAGGTTATTCTCGCCAGATGTCGTAATATCTCCCTTCTCTGTCGTAGCCGTGAACGTAGGAATATCATGAGCATCGAAGAGAAATGCCTTTAAAGTGTCGGCAGCAGCCGTCTTAAACGGCATTGCCTTGACCATGCGGTCTTTATCCGGCTGAGGGAAGGCCTTCGACAAGTCAATTAAAGTTGTAGGGACCAATACTACCTGGTAAGCGATCGCAGAACCATGGGTATCTCGGTCTGTTACATCATCGATAGACGTCAGCGCAACGAACGAAGCCATAGAGACTCCTGTGCCACCTATACCGAAGGTAGATGTAGGATCAGCTAACGTCTGCAGAAGTGAAACGATGCCGAGCAGCATAATGAGCGTCATGAAGAGAAGACGGCCCTTATGCTGGGCATAATGATAACCCTTGTTAGGGTTATAAGTACGAGAACGTACTGGAATATTGTTTTTCTTCATATTTTTTTTCTGAAAAGGTAGGCGAGGTACGCCGTACCTCACCTACGAGTTAACAATATATATATATAATAAGGACTAACGGCCACCAGGAACATTAGGCTGAACAGCCTTGTTAATGGTTCGCTTGCCACCTACGCGACGTTCGAGCTCACGGAACTTCTCGTCCTTACCGAGAATAACCATGATGTAGTCGCCAGCCTGGCTAGGAGTCCATTCTGCGGTAATGTTTGCAAACTTGCCATTCTTGGCGATGGTAAGCTGATGTTTGGCATCATCCTCACCAATCTCGATGCAGTAAGCTACGCCAGCCTTCGCATTCGTGATATCCTCGATAGCGGTTGCTGTAGTAGCAGCATCTGTAATCTGCCAGAAGCCGTTTGCACCGTTGATCTCTGCGCCGATGACAGTTGCAGGGAGGTTGGTAAAGATCTGCTGGAATTCGTAATCGTTGGCATCCATGGCAGCCTTATTGTCGAACTTGCGACCGGTAAAGGCTGCGCCACAACCTTCTTTCCATGTACTCCAGGCACGAACCATCTCCATCTGCTCCTCCATCTTTACGGCGAACATCTCACCAGGGAGGTTCTCTACGAATTGAATATTGCCAGGAACGTCCATAAACATCCAGCAAGACTTACCCTCGTATGGGAGCCACTTAATCTGGATAGTAGAGTCTGGGACACGGTTCTTGTAGCCGTTAGGACCGGTGAAGTCCTGATCCTTGCCATAAGTCTCGCGGCAGTTAGCAAGCCACCAGTCAATATGGTTCTCGTTGAGATAGAGGACATGGTTATCGATGGTCATGCCCTCAGAAAGGTGAGTCTTAACGTCGGTAATGAACTCCTTAACCGCATCCAGCATATTAGCTGAAGTATAAGTATTGTAGCTCTTATTAGCAAATGGCTTAATGCTGTAGTCATGGATGTAACGAAGCAAGGTGTACCAGATACCTGTACCAGCATTGAGGTAGCTTGATGCCTGTCCTGCCTCTGGCTTAACATAAATACCACGCATACGACGCTGGTTCTGCTCGTCCTGAGCCTTCTTCAGAAGGTTGAGGAGACAGAATTCAACCATAGACCACTTGATAGGATCAGAGCCTTCCTTGTTGAGATAAGCGATATACTTGCGCTCAAGTTCCTTCATTGGGCCGAACTTAACCTTAATCATAGCGTCATCAACATAGCCCATCTCGTTTTCGAGCTGCATGCCACCCTTGTAGATCTCACCTTCCTGGTAGCCCTGAGATACCTCGTCGAAGAATGCGTTGAAGAGAATGTCGCGATCCTGGACACCATAACGAACAGGGAAGAACTCTGTAAGATTACGAAGCTCAAGGATTCGGGCAATAAGCGCATCCTGGCGAAGGATGACGAACTGGTCACCCAGTCCTGCATTATCCACGCCTGAGTAATTGGTAGCAAACTGGCCGGAAGCGAGAGCTTTGACGTTACCGAGCTCATTTCGTACCTGGTGATACTTGTAGCGTTCCTGGAGTGATCTCGCGAACGCCATCGCCTCAGAGCGGAACGCCTTGCCGTCTGTCTCCTCGTTTGGCGTAGATGCTAAGGCTATCTCAGGATTAGCGACAATGCGGTTCCAGCGCTTTTTCATATCAAACATAGAATGCTCGATACCGAAGAGGTAGTTAGCGTTAGTTTCGAAACCGTTAATAGGAATAGAAGGAGCAGTAACATGAGCAGCAGGTTTGTCATCTGCTGTACTATTAGCCATCTTCTTCATATTCTCAGTGAGAGTGTTGACAGCTGTAAAGAGTTTCTCGAACGATACATTTTGGCAGTTCTCGTTCTTCTTTCCTGCATCATCATCGTCATCGCCTTCGCCACCTTTATTGTCGTCAGGATCATCATCCTTTGACTTGTTGGCCTTTGAGACAATGGCATAGAGCTCATTGATCTGCTTCTGATGCTCAGCCTGCTCGGCTGCACTATTCTCCGCAGCGAGGTCATCCATGAGAGTACTCTGGTACTCTTTCTGATACGCCTCGCAAAGAGCCTTGTACTCATCTGCTGTAAGGCTCTTATTCTCGAACTTCTTAGTAAAACCAAGACTCTCGAGAACTTTGTTTAACTTTGCTTTGAAATTCATAAATCAATCATTTAAATATTAAAACAACTTAGATCAAACAAAAAATAATATATTAGCTAAATCCGTAAAGGCTTTGCGCACCCATATAGGCCTCTCCCAGTTGCGCCACCTCTGCAATCGCCTCCAGTAAGGTGCGCTTACCATCGATGAGACCAACTTCTTCGGCTGGAGCGGTATATAGGCTCTCGCCCTGAAGTACCGGAGCATCATCATCCAGTTCTGCCAGTTTGGAACGCTGTGATCTCACTTCTGCCAGGAACTGTTCATTCATCGGATCAAGAACATTCTTAACATAGTCTTCAGACTTACCGTCCTTCAGATCCTCAAATATCTTATTCTTCCGGCTGGAATTGGTAGCCTTCGCTACAATTTTCTTCAGTCCTAACTTTTCGAAGTATGGCTCAAAATTCCAGAAGGAACACATAGTACCGATGCATCCTACGAAGTCATGATTCGTTGTTGCGTAAAGTTTCTGACCATGACAGCCGATATAATAGGCTGCGGATGCGCAGTACTCTTCGTAGATGGCAAGAATCGGTTTCTTCGCATTACGGAGAGTCTCGCTCAAACGGTCCATGTACCATGCCTCTCCTCCAGGAGAATTGATATGAAGGAGATGAGCGGATATCTGAGGGTTATTCTCAGCAGCAATAATATCCTGTTCCAGCTGTCTAGAAGAGAAATACCAGTAGCTGTTAGCTGTCACAACTCCGAATACACGATGATATGCGATTGTACCATCATCCAGAGATGGCGAATCGTATTCATCCGTGAGTTGTGCACTTTTCGTTTCATCTCTCTGCGATACCTTGGCAGATATCGCTAACAGCGCTTCATGTGTCTCGTACTGATAATATGTATGAGTCTTGAGATATTCCCGAATCTCAGGAATACTCATCGCCTGTTCGGCTTTTTTCTGTTCGAAGCTTACCACCGTACCATTCAATGGGAATGCAGCTACCATCAGCTGACGGTAGGCATCCTCAGTAATCAATAGAGGCAGAGTGGATAGCAGAAGGGTCTGTATTTCGTCCATCTTAATTAAGTTTTCCACAAAGGTACATATATATAATAGGTATATAAAAGACCTTAAAGCAATGGGTTCGCAAGCATTTTACACTTAACAATAAGCTTCGCCTTATTCAGATGCTTGACGAGCTGAACCTTCGCCGGTATTGTTTTTGTGCCTATTGCATACGTACGTGCGTCAGGAAGTCCAACACTTGCGAGCGTAACGATAGCGCTGCGAGGAACCTTTAGTTCGTTAAAAATGCTCTCGTCCGCTATATCGACAATAAATGTCTTACTACAATCCCAGTACACACCTCCATTTTCTTCTGTTATCGAAGGCTCGAATGTGAACGGATCGGTGCTGAGGACGATGCTTCTTTCCATCCCTCCGAGATAGGAAATCATTAAAAGACAGGAAAACTCTTTCATAATGTTAAATTTTAGAGTGATTATTGCTAATTTTTGAGTGACAGAAATTTGCACTCAGTATGTATTAAAAATAATTAAATACCCCGTTTTTTTTGGTATTTCCGAGGTGTTTTCGGAAAAAGCCGTTGGCGGTAGCGATAAAAGTTCTTCAGGAGCGCATCGGGCGATATAGACCTCAGAGAGTATCTCCTGATGAAATTGTCTACCACATCCTGGTTCCGTAACGGCCTGCCCAGCTCTTCATTCTCAATCATGAGTCGGTGAAACTCGAAATTGAAGAGAAGTCGAATATGCTCTTCTATTTTTTTCGCCGCATTACTGGATAGATAATTGAAGTAAGCCGGATCCTTACCAGGATGTCCATCCATCTTTGAGCGCCGTGAAGGCAGATATATCTTGAGATTACAGTCTTCCATGACATCATGATGAGAGTCGGGCTTGGCCATACAATTCCACACCACATGATACAGATCTGTGGTGTATGGTATTTTTACTCCGCCTGTTTCTGGCTCAATTTCTAGCTTTTTCTGAATGTACTCAGCCAGATAGGGCTCAATTCTAACAGACGCTGTTCGTTTCGAGAGACGTTTTTTTCTTTCCATATCGTTTTTGCTTATTTTTGCTTCCTACCGTCCTACAATCCTACAAATTGTAGGCTTACGAATGCAAAGATACTACATTTCAGCGAGTTGCACAAATTTTGTCAAACATATTTTTGTCCTACACACTCATTTTTTCGTTTCTTACACGTCCTACAATCCTACAAAATGGGGTATTCTGTAGGACGAAATCTCCAAAAGCGCCAAAATGTAAAAATTTCCTATTTCCTACAACGTCCTACAATCCTACAGCATTTCCTACAAAACCACAAAAACGCAAAAATACACATAACATACTGATAATAAGATAAATAGATAATAATAATAGTTTGAAAATAAATACATTTGTAGGATTGTAGGATTGTAGGAAGGCATTTTTCTGAAAATCATTTTCAAAACTTCGTTTTCTCGGTTATTTTTGAAATTTTAGGGGGTACGGGGGATTTTTCGCATCTGGAACACACAAAAATGTAAAGAAATACCCACGCTCGCCCTCCCGGGTTTACGTGGGTAAAAATATGCAAAATTCAACTCAAATTTATGCGGAAAACTTTTGGTTTTCTCGAATATTTTTTGTATCTTTGTATCGTTAAATTGGGGTAGTCTATACCTTATATAAGGTAGTTTTCTGGCTCCTATCAGAACGGTTTATCCCCATTCTTACCTGCGTCTGTTTCGTTAAATGGTATACTGCCAGGCTTGTACTGCTGGGTATTAATATCAGTATTAGCCTCCCTATTCGCCTCTGGAGCGTCCTGAGGGGCATTCTCGGCAGAGATATCTCCTCGTCTGAAGTCGATGTTGTACATCTCCATAAACTTATCATAGTCGATAATGATAGCACTGGTGGATGTAGAGCGTTCCTTGCGGACTCTCACCATCGTCTCCTGATCATCCTGCTTGGCAACTTCAACGGTCTCCTCCCAGGTGAAGCGGCGTGACGGTACGGTTCCAATATATGATGGATGAGAACGAAGATTCTGCTCCAGGGTAGATAGCGTTGTATTCTCGCTGTTGTATCCACTCCTGTCGTAAATGGAGTACACGCTGCTGAGACGGAGGAACAGAACATGCGTACCAGGCTCGAAAGCGAACGTTTTCTTATCTCCGTGCGAATCCTTACCCGTAACGCTCTTAGGCTGCTCGATGAGCATTTCTCGGCCAACGAGCACCTGTTTGGTATCGATCATGTTGTTTACTGCGTTGAAGAACATGGCAAGTTTGTCTGTGCTTCGGATCAGAGAAAGCTGGAACTTAATCTTCTCCTGTACCAGGGTAAAGAACTCCTCGTATGTAAACGGAAGCTTCAGATCCGAATATTGCTCCACCAGTTTAACCATTCCTAGGAATAAGGACGCTGTCTTCATTAGTCGGTCCATCTCTCCGGAATTGATTACATCACTCTTGAGCTCGCTGTACGCCTCTTGCTTGAGTGCACGGAAATGATCCATGACTGCCGGTCTGAGCGACAGTACTTCTAGTAATACGTTGGATAGCCCTATATTCTTCTCTATATTCTTGAGCTCTTCAAACAACTTTGTCTCCTCCGGTGTTCTATTCTTAGGCTTAGGAACCTCACAGATGATGACACGGCTCATCAGGGCGTTGTCATCTCGTTGAGGAGTCTCTTGTCCGCAAATGATTACAGGCGCAAACACCTTATCATTCTCGATATCTCTTCCAGATGTTCCGCGACGCTTCTGCTTACCGTCGCCGTCATATACTATACCCTTCAGAGCTTGAAACTTGGTGTCCGAGATATCTTTATTATTGTACTCATCGAGCACGACCGGAACATCCCTGAATGTACCCATGATGGTGCTCATGGCCGCATCAGTATCTGTATTGAGGTTGAATATCGGAATAGTAGGACTTATAAACAGAGATCGGATAGATATCGCAATCTGAGTCTTACCAGACGACATTGGTCCCATAAAAAATGGAGCCGTGAAAAGTCTATCCAGACAGTGGATATTACTTCTGAAGGCGCACATCAGAGCGAAAACTATCGCCCATTTACCATTATCATTAATTTTATACACCTTGTTCATTAACGATGCCCATTGTTCGAATGTGACCTGCTTGTTAACAGGTATATCTTCATACACGAGCTGAGATATCAATTCGTATTTATCAGATTGTCTCCCGGATCCGGCGTATATGGTAGAAAATGCAGGGAGATAGTAATTCATATGATTATGAGTCACCACGCCCAGCTCATTAACCTTCTCAAACACATATTTACCGTTTTCGTCTTCATGCGCTATACCGTTAGCGAATGCGAAGAACTGCTCATCAGTCTTTCGACTCATTCCTTCAGACTGCTGATTGCCATAAGTCTGTATCTCACGACATTGAACGAAGTGGCGACTCATATACTCCTTGATACGTCTCCACTGCCATTCTTCACCGTCTGTGAAGTTCACGCCTTCGTAGTTGATAAGAACATCCTCGATAGTACTCATCTTCTTTAGGGAACTCGACAGAACCTCAATATACAAGGGCTTATCGAAATAACGGCGGTTCACCTTCAGTACTCTCTTATTCTGTTCGAAATCTTCGTTAAATATATGAAGAAGAGGAACCATATAGAAGTCTGCGACCTGCGAAAAACCACGTCCGTTCTTGTTCTGGAACATATAACAGACTGGTATGCCCTGCTTATTCAGACGAGGATAATACTTGCACTCGCGAAACATCTGGGCGTACTCACCTTCTCTCGCATAGCTAGGGACCTCATCGCCATCGAAGTCATCATCATACAGATCGTCCTTCAGGGCATTCGCTTTCATGACGTTCTTTCGCTTGCTGACGAATGGTTTCCGAATCTCGTCAAACTGTCCCTTAGACAGACCAAGTTTGCTGCAGTAATGATTCTTGTTTACTGTGATGACAGTCTCTTCTGCAAAACTTGTCAGCTCTATGCACCTGGTAATGATTGGAACCTTGTCACCAAGGAAGCCAGACAGTAGATCGCCATGTATACGTATATAGAAGTCTATGAAGGATTCTACTTTATCCTCGTGCATGACTCTTATCTGCGAGATTCCTGCCTTGAACATCTCGGCCAGAGCGGAGAGGTAACTACTATCATCGCCCGTTGTCGTATCTATGCTGCAGCCTTCTTCAGTTGTGGCTAGATAGCAGCAGATTCGGCGGAGATTCTGAATATCGGTAGCCGACGGAACGCCTGCTACGTACACAATCGGATTATCTCCGTAAGACTCCATGAACGTATCGATGGAAGATGTTACGATAGCAGGCTCGTTATTTCTTAGGTTGTCCTTCAGGTCATCAAGTCCAAAAATACCCTGCTGCATATCCTCTTTCTTGAGATTCTCGACATTACGTCGGATATCCCGAACTTTATCTTCCAGAATAGTCATCTTCGTATCGAAATCCTTAGTCATGCTCTTCATATATTCAAGACGCAGTCCGGCGTCCTGCACGCATGCTACTAGGTTAGCGATAGTATTCATGGCTGAAGCGATTGTAGCCTCGTCCTTGCATCCGCGAGGAACCAGCATTCTTTTCATCGCTTTAGGGAATGTTTCGGTTGCATCGATTAATTTCTGTTTTACGCCATCCTTGCAGAGCTGGCCATAGCTGTCTGGGTCATACCCCTTCGGCAAGCGAACGCACCTGACGCTCGCTCCTGCCGTCAATAATAGTTCACTATTCTTGATGGCAGCCTTAATCCCTGCGCTGTCCGCATCGTAGATCATTACAACAGACTTGGTAAAGCGCATAATGAGTTTTACCTGATCATCGGTAAATGCTGTTCCCGATCCACCGATAACGTTCTCGACTCCATATTTATGCAGAGTAATGACATCGAACTGTCCCTCTACGAGATAAGCAAAACCCTCTTTCGCTATCGCCCTTTTTGCTTGGAATAGTCCGAAAATATGTCGACCTTTTCTGAAGATGGGCGTTTCCCCGGTATTAACATACTTACCAATTTTGTCATTCGGAGTGACAATTCTTCCGGAAAACGCAACAACTCTTCCAGACACGTCGTAAAACGGGAACATCACGCGGTCTCTGAAGAAGTCATAGTTCCTACCATCTTGAGACTTGCCTACAACTCCAACATCCTCCAATATCTGCAGACTGTACCCATTCTCCACGAGATACTTCATCGCTACATTGCCATTCGGAGCATAACCAACTCCATATTCCGCAAGCACCTTATCCGTATACTCGTAACCGCGTTTCTTAAGAAAGCTCTCTGCTTGTGAGATATTACCCTGATAGAACTTAGCTGCAGCAGCAATGGCTATACGGCGAGATTCAAGCAATTTATACGCAGCGTTTTCTTCCGGAGTAGATTCTTGTTCCGGAAACTCAACATCAGCGAGTTTGCAAGCTATTCGCAATGCCTCATTAAAAGTTATCTGGTTGTATTTCTGTAGAAAGTCAAGGACGTCTCCATGTTCACCACACACGAAACAATGATACGTTTGCCTAGCCTTATTAACCATCATCGAAGGATGACTATCATTATGGAACGGACAGATACCCTTGTAGTTAATGCCCGCCTTCTGAAGATTAATATAGGCGCCTATCACATCAACAATATCAAGTTTACTCTTGACATCGCTAATGAAGTCTGAGTTGATTTTCATATTTCTTATTTTGTTTAGTCGAACAGATTGAGCTGTAGAGAATCGAATGCTTCAGATATCGTAATATTGAAGTATGCTGCCACAGCTTTATACTCTTCTGGTTTTATAGCCTTACGGCCGAAGAAAATATCCCAGTATCTTACCTGGTTAATACCAGTCTCCTTAAAAAATAACTTGCTTGGATGAAAGTCCTCAAGATGACGGAAGCGATACTCAAGCAACTTCTTCAGGCGATTCTCCTTAACAACCTGATGCTTGTCGTCCAACCTATGGCGAAGCGCATATAATCGAACGGCCATTACGGAACGATTGAGTTGTCGGGCCATATCCTCAAGGCTCATTCTTCCGTAATTTTCCACCAGGTATGCAATTTCGTTTTTGTTCCATTTTCTATTACTCATATTCACATATTGTTCTATCATTAATATACTCGACGTATCTCTTTAACTTGAGACAGAACCGGCCATTAATGCAAGTTCTGCCTTCTTTGCAAATAACGCATTTCTCAGACATAAGCTATTTTGTTTTTATATGCTCCAGGTAATATGCTGCCACCTGCGCTAGCGATCTTAGCTGGAGCTTAGCCTTAATATTCTCCCTATGTCGTTGCACGGTTTTGACAGATATATAAAGCCGGTCTGCGATCTCCTGTGCGCGCAAGCCTTTAGATATAAGTTCCACTATATCTAACTCACGATCAGTAAGCTTAGAGTCTAGTTTAGGCTTACAGATGACACCCTCCATTCTGCATTCGCCACGTAACGGACACTTGACCTCCTCAAAATGAAAGAAACCGTCTGCATCGATATCAGGAGTATGTGCATCATATTCGCCGAAATTACATCTGCAGAACCTAGATACAATGTTGAATTCATACACCTTGCGATTTAGTTCGCTCGCCGTATACTGGTCACACAGAGCTCTGAAGGCTTGAGGGTATCTAGTTTTGATTAAGTCTAGCATCTCCTCGATAACTTCGCGGCTGTCGGCTGTAAGTTCCTGGACAGGTTTGCCCAGCTGCTTATACATAACATCACCTTCTGGTGTATTGTAAAACTCGACTGACTCCATACTTACTCCTCCGGAAAAAGTTCGCTCTCCTGCATACCTAGATACTCAGCGACAATTCCTCTGCATAGAGCGTTCGGCTTAGACTTGCCTTGAATCCATCTGTAGACGGAATTATTAGATACCTTGCATTTCTCCGCAAGTGCTTCCACTACCTTACAACGAGGGTATGGAAGACTCTTCATGTACTCACTAAAACCCATATTTTTTTAAATTTTTGTTTGAAATCATCATTATGTGCGACATTTTTTGTATATTTGCACCGTGAGAATAGTTCTCACGCTGCAAATATATAACATTTCAGTGATACCACCAAACATTCCACTGATTATTTTTATATTTTTCAGCATTTTGTTTGAAATTAACATATTATGAGTACAGAAAAAGAAAAAGAAGTAACCGAAACTATCAATGAACGCGTAAACAGCATCATTGAAAAAGAGGGGCACACCATTGCTACATTCGCAAAGAAGATTGGTGTACCATGGACCACGATCAAAAATATCGTATCTGGCAGAAATGCCCCTAGTTACGACATTATCGTGAAGATCATTAACGCCGTCGATTGGGTAGACGCTAATTACCTAATCATGGGAGAGAAACTCACGAAAGGCAACCAGGGAAACCTGTTGACAATCGTTGAGAGACAGAACAAGACTATCGAGAGCCAACAGAAAACGATCGATAGGCTTACAAAAAAAATGTTGGAAAACTAAGATTTTTATTGCACCGTTTTGCGAAAAATGAGTCATTTTACCAAACATTTGTTTTATAACAATCACACAACTGTTTGAGTATCTGTAACTTGTTTGATACGCAACTCGGTGCATTTTCGGTGTTATATATGTAAAAATCGGAAATATCCTAGTTGATTATCAGATAATTACGCTGCAGATTTAGGGATAATAAAACATCAACTTTTCTGTTTTTTCCCTTAAATCCGAATCGAAATCACCAAGATTCTCCCCGGATTTGAATGCAAAAGTACA